GATTTAGGAATTCCAGATCATGAGATCCATGGATATAAAATTCTAATACATCATATGAATCCTATAACTAAAAATGATATTCTTAATAGAAGCGACTATCTATTAAATCCAGAATATTTAATAACCACAATAAAACCAACACACGATGCAATACATTATGGTCATGACATAGAAAACCAAAATGTTATTGAACGATTTCCAAATGATATGTGTCCTTGGAAAAGGTAGAATGGAGGAATAATATTATGGCTAGAAGAAGACAATATATAGAAGAACCAAAGATTGTTGATGAAACAGTAAATGAAGAATCAATAGTTGAGGAACCAAAAGAAACAGAAGTTGTAGAAGATAAAATCGAACAACGCGGGATAGTAAATTGTCCTAGATTAAATCTTCGTAAAGAACCTAATATAAACTCAGAAGTTATAACTGTACTATTACAAAATCTTACAGTTATAATCAACGACGAAGTAAATGATTTCTATAATGTTACAGTATATATAGGTGATTCAATATTCAATGGATATTGTATGTCTAAGTATATAACTTTAGAAAATGAATAATATAAGTTCTACTGACAGTATACTAACCAGTATAAAGAAATTACTTGGTTTAGTAGAAGAAGATACATCTTTTGATATAGATGTAATAATTCATATAAATACAGTATTCGCTGGATTAAATCAATTGGGCGTAGGACCATCGAATGTATATCAGATAACTGATAAAAACAATCTATGGTCAGAGTTTAATACTGAAAGTGATGGGATGTTAAACGCTGTTAAAACATATATGTATTTAAAAGTTAGAATGTTATTCGATCCACCTACTAATGGTGCTGTTAGAGAAGCATTTGAAAAAAATATACATGAATATGAATGGCGTTTGTTCATGAATGCAGAAACTCAGGATAAGGAGTAGATAGTATGAATCTTATACATAATGAAGAATTGTATCACCATGGTACGAGAGGTATGAAATGGGGTCTAAGATTATATCAGAATCCTGACGGAACCCTTACTGCTTTAGGTCGTCTTCGTTATAGAAAATCTGATGGCACTCTAACCAAAGCTGGTAAAAGAGCAGCCAATAGAATGCGAGAAGATTACGAAAACGAACGAAAATTATATAAGGGGCTTACAGGAAAAAGATTAACCTATGACCTTAATAAACATAAAAAGCAATTAGCTACAGCTAAAGATCAAGATTCTTTAAGAAACAAAAAAATAAGTGAAATGACAGATGACGAACTTAAGAAAGAGATAACTCGTTTGTCAAATGAAAATTATTTAAAACAATTAAGAACTCAAAATAATCCACCAAAACAAAAAGGTGAAAGTTTTATTAAAAAAATCTGGAAAACTGGTATTTCTGAAGGAATATCTCAAGCTGGAAGAAATCTAACTAGTAAGTTATTAACTACTGCTGGAAATAAAGCTATTGAAGATGCTTATAAAAAACCAGTTACAGAATTACAAAAAATGAAAGAAAAAGCTGAAATAGCAAAATATAAAAAACAGATTGAAACTGACACAGCTCAAACATATAATCAAAGAATTCAAGCTGATAAAAATAAACGTGAGATGGAAAGTTATTTTATGAATACTGATAAAAATCGAAAAGCTATTAAAGCAGGACAAAAACAATTAAAGAAATTACTTAAAGGATCTGAAAATAAAACAAACAATGACCAATTCGGTGAAGATTTAGTTGAGAAATTTACATATGAATGGAATATGGACCCATCTAAAATAACAACCGGAAAAGGCGAAGTATATAATATATTAAAGAGAAGAAAATATTAATCTATGTTATTAAATAATGCTGTACCAAAATATTATGGTCGTTTTCGTGACGATGTAATAAATGGTAGAATACCAGTATGCGAAACTGTAGCTTTAGAAATGAATAGGATAGATTCTCTTATACAAAATCCAGGCATATATTATGACCCAGAAGCAGTCGAAGGTTGGGTTCGTTACTGTGAAGAAGAACTAACTCTAACTGATGGTCAAGATTTAAAATTACTTGATACATTTAAGCTTTGGGCAGAACAAGTTTTAGGTTGGTATTATTTCGTCGATCGAAGTGTTTATCAACCAGGCGAAAATGGACAAGAAGGTCATTTCGTTAACAAAAGAATAAAAAAGAGGTTAATAAATAAACAGTATCTAATAATAGCGAGAGGTGCTGCGAAATCACAATATGAATCATATTTTCAAAGTTACTTCTTAAACGTTGATACATCAACTACTCATCAGGTGCATACTGCACCTACAATGAGACAAGCTGAACAGGCATTGGCTCCAATAAGAACTTCAATACTTAGATCTAGAGGACCGTTATTTAAATTCTTAACTGAAGGATCGATAAATAACACAACAGGATCAAAAGCTAATAGAGTTAAATTAACTTCTACTAAAAAAGGTATTGAAAATTTTTTAACCGGTTCTTTATTAGAAATACGACCAATGACTATCGATAAATTACAAGGTCTTAACAGTAGGATAAATACCGTCGACGAATGGTTATCCGGGGATATAAGAGAAGATGTAATAGGCGCACTTGAACAAGGCGCATCAAAGAATGATGATTATTTAATAATAGCAGTTTCTTCAGAAGGTACTGTTCGTAATGGTCCAGGAGACACAATCAAAATGGAACTTATGGATATACTTAGAGGAAATTATAATAACCCACATGTATCTATATGGTGGTATAAATTAGATTCAATTGACGAAGTTGGAGAACCTGATAAATGGGTTAAGGCTAACCCCAATTTAGGAAAAACTGTTTCTTATAGTACTTACCAATTAGATGTAGAAAGAGCAGAAAAAGCTCCAGCTACTAGAAACGATATACTAGCTAAAAGATTTGGTATACCGATGGAGGGTTATACATATTTCTTTACTTATGAAGAAACATTAACACATAGAAAGCAAGATTTCTGGCAAATGCCTTGTGCTATGGGAGGAGACCTTTCTCAAGGTGATGACTTCTGTGCGTTTGCATTTTTATTTCCATTATCTGGAAATAGATTTGGTCTTAAGACTAGAAACTATATAACAGAGAGAACATTATTAAGATTAAGTCCAGCCATGCGAGTTAAGTATGACGAATTTATAAAAGAAGGATCTTTAATCATAATGCCTGGAACTGTCTTAGATGTAATGCAAGTATATGATGATTTAGATAATTATATAATAAATTCTAATTATGATGTTAGATGCTTCGGTTATGACCCTTATAATGCTAAAGAATTTGTAGAAAGATGGTCACAAGAAAATGGTCCATTTGGAATAGAAAAGGTTATTCAAGGAGCAAAAACAGAGACTGTTCCACTTGGTGAAATGAAGAAATTAGCTGAAGATAGACTGATTATATTCGATGAAGTAATAGTAACCTATACGATGGGAAATTGTATAATATTAGAAGATACTAATGGTAATAAAAAATTATATAAGAAAAGATATGAAGCTAAGATAGACACTGTCGCAGCATGGATGGATGCCTATGTAGCATATAAAATAAATAGAGAACTCTTTGATTAAAGGAGGTTAAAATGAGTATTTATAAAGATCCATATGAAGAATATCTATGTCATCATGGCGTTTTAGGTATGAAGTGGGGTATTCGTAAGGCTAAAATATATGCAACAAAAGCCGGAAAATATCATGGTAAAAAATTTGAAAACGATAAAAAATTTGATAAATTGCAAGACAAACATGATCAAAAATTACTAAAATTAAAAAATAAAGTATCAAATAAGCGATATACTAATTATTCTATAAAAGCTATGGAGAAAGAGCTAAAAATAGCATCAAAAGGACAACATTATATGGATAAAGCACATATATACGATAAAAAAGTTAACGATGTTATTAAAGAATATAGAATAAAAGACGGCAAGAAATATATAGACGACGCTTTTTATTCAGGAATAACATATACAACAAATTTTGATTCATATTTTAATAATCCAGGTACATATAAACAATCATATTATTATGATATACAAAAGTAGGTGATAAAAATGCTTATAAAAGATAATGAAACAGAATTATATCATTCAGCAACTTACTTAGGTAAAGATTATTCCGATGGTATAAAGCATTGGAAATATATTAAACGAGAAAAAGTTAATGGTAAATGGAGATATTACTAT